GCATTTTGATCAACTTCATTAGTACTAACTGAATAAACCCAAATGTATGGTGTCCCAGCATTTGTAGGAACTCTATTGAATACAGGTACATTGGCACTATTAAGTGTAATATTATTATTTAAAGATGCAAAAATCTTTTCTCTAATATGATGCATTGCCTCTTTCATATAATACTTTTTATTTTATTTTTAATTCTTTGTAATAATAATTTTATTTCAAGTTTTGCATTCGCATAAAAGAATGGTTGTGCTTTCATCCTGGATGTCCCAAATTCTTGAAACGGCGCATAGTCCGCACTAGCTTGAACAAAAACACCTTTAGAATCTTTGCCAAAATTTATTGATGATTTAAGAAATCCAGTATCAACTGGCGCATCTTTTTTTGCACGAACACTGATCATAGATGCCGTGATACCAAATTGTTTATCAATATTATCAACTAATTCTAAATCTAGTTTATTAATTTTCTTTTCAAGATCTTTAATATCTTTCTTATTTACTTTATAACTTATCATGAAACAAACAAACCTCTAATTGTTATATATTTATCTATCTCGGATTCATAAACATCATTTACTCTATATTTGCCAACACCATCTATGTTAAAAGAAAATTCTGTTACATTGACAAGTGCAAAATCTTTTTTTCTAACAACTACTTCAACATCATTATTCTTTCTTCTTTTTCCATCCTCACTACTATAATCACCACCTAGTTCTTTTTTGTAACCCCATATAGTTGTTATCAAAGTTGGAGTAGGGTTAGTGTAACCACCATAACCATCCGCAGATTTACTATAACTATAAAAAGCAATTCTATTTTTAAATAAACCTATTTCCATTATATGTACATACTCTTATATGAATTTAGTAATGCTTTTGTTTCAGTAGGCACATTGCTTACAATCGTACCAGTTTTAAAATCATGCCTATTATCATATAGAGTTGCACCTAATTGTTTTATAGCTAATTCTAATAACTTTTCACTAATTCCACTTGTTACATATACAATTTTTATTTTTTCCGCAGCGCCATCAAGATCTATTGATTCATTGTTTATACCTAACATCTCATAATCAGTATTTGCAACCCCATCAATGTGTACACTTGATATAGATGCTATTGGGCCAAAAGGAATATCAAAAATACCTGTATCGCTTTTGGGTACATAATAAGTTCGATTTTTTGCAACAATATCTCTTGATATGTAATTTTCACACCATATCCTAGCTTGTACAATAATATCATCAATCAAAGAATCATCAGCACTTGTACTAATTCTTGCATAATCTTTGAACTCAGTTCTTGTTACAATCTCAGATCCCGTTGTAGAATTAATTTTAATTTCTCTCATTACTTACTTTCTTTAGAATCTATTTTCAATTCTTTTGTTTCTTTTTTTACTTTATGTTCTTTTTTATGAATTGGTTCTGCCCATTTCTTATTGATCCACTTAGGTGCATTTGCATCTACAACTTCTATAACATTACCAGCTTCTATTTCTTTCCCATCTTTCATAATGGGTACTAACAATTTTACTTTCATAACTTAAATTTTATGTAAAGATAAAAAAAAAGTGCCACAAAGATTTAACCTCATGGCACTCCAAACTATTTATGAAATCAATGCAAAGTTATTAAAATTATATTTATACTTACCTTCACTACTTAACTTAAATGTTCGTTGGCCTGTATTTTTTATTATAAAAAAACCATTATCAACTTCATACCATAAAGCAAAATAATCAACAGCGCACAATTCGTATTCTGGTTTTCCTTTTCTTTTTAGTGTTATTTGCATACTATCGCCATGCTTGTATCTATCCTTACCAACAAATTTAATTTGTACTTTCCACATCTTACCATTCTTTTCTAATATACAATCATATTTACTTGAATCTAATAACGGAATTGACACATTGAATCCATGCAACATAGCTGTTGTTGCAAAATGATATTCAGCAAAACAACCTTTTTGGTTAGGGTTCACACCTATAATATACAAAAAAAAAAGTGGGCATATTACATACCCACTCTCCCAAAAATAAAAAACCACTATGAAAAACTATCTCACTTCACCACCATTCTTTTTTAAGTTAAGTTTTATTTGCCAAACTAGAAATCTATTTGATCTTTCTTCAGATGAAAGTTCGTGCCAATCATCTTCCAATGATGGATGATTTATTTTTCTAAGTTCCCTCTTTCTATTTATATTGTGATCAAATGTTGCTTTTGCCGACATAATTATATATTTGTATGTTTTGGTAATATCATATTTTCTATTTCACTAAAATGATGATACATAAGATTTGTTATATCAACATTTTCTATAAATATTTTTTTTATCTCAATGCCATCAAATGTACCAGTACCATTAAAGTAATCTAATTCCGATTCGATAAAGTTATATTCTACTATTAATTCTTTGCCATTCAATTCGACTTGTGTAATGTCCATTATAGTTTTGTAATTCATAAATAATTTTTTTTGTTATACACATCTAATTTAAAATAAATTTATAATATAAAAAAATATTTTCACTAATATTTTCACATTACCTCATATAAATACATAAAAAAAAGGGGAAAATTAATTCCCCTTTATTATTAATCAACAATAAAAATCGTATTACTACGGAGTTTCTAGTGCTGTTTTAGCAGTGCTAAATGTACCATCAATTATACCTAATGGTAAGTAAGTAGCAAGTGCCACTCTTTCTTGACATCTTACTGTTACGAAACCATCTCTGATGTTTGTACCATCCTCTCTATGGAAAGAAACCGATAGGTTTTCTCTAATCCATAATTGACAAGAATTGAAATCACCAACTAAGAAAGAACCAGCGTTCACTTCATTATTGATAATTACAGGCACACCCATAAATGATGGTTGGATACCTTGATATACTTGATCTTTTAAATATCTTGACTGGCTATCCTTTAATAATAGGATTTTGTGAAAGTCAGTTGGGTTTAAAAGAATATAATTTGGCTTGTAGTTAGACAATGCTAATTGGTTTATTGCAGCGACTAATACATCAAATTCGTTTGCACTATCAACTGATTGATAGAATGCACCCGATGCTGATGTGTCAAAATTAGTGCCTGAGTTATATAAACCTAGTAGATTTGGTGCAACACCATTACCACCTAAGATTTGATCATCTTCAACTTCTAGTAATTTAGCTGGTACTCTATTAGAGATATAGCTTGTAAGTTGTTGAGTATCTGCCAACATTTCTTCAGATATTCTGAGATATGTTCCGATTTTCTCAACATTAACTGATGTCGCTGTCATGTCGAAATCCGTCTGTGATAATGTACTGCCTTCTGCCGCAGCAGCAGCGCCATTAGAATAACCTGATTCTTTTACGAATCTAACAACATCACTAGAAGTAGAACCATTAGGAATGATTTGCCTCATGTTTTGTGGTCTGTTAGGATCGAACTTGAATCCTGGAACTCTATCAGCTGGTACTACTTCACCGCTAAAATCCGCATTCATTGTCATGTCGGCTTTAATATCAAATGCCGCAGCATTTGTATTGCCCTTTACTAGATTGTCAATTGCACCTTCATTAAGTGCTTTTGTCAAATTAGTTTTGAAATTTTTTGATTCATTCTTTTTCTCAAACATTTTTTTGTTTTCGACTTCGAATTTGTCAAATCTTTCATTAAATTTTTGTGTAAGATTATTAATCTCATTTTTTAGAGATTCATCCGCCTTACCATTAGCACTTTCTAGTGCTTGTCCAGTAGCTTTCTCAATCTTTTCATCTATGATGTTTCCTAATTGATCTAGCTGATTTTTAACATCTTCTTCCATTTTAAAGAAATTATTTTAAATTATTCAACAAATATTTATAAACATCAAACTTTTGCTTTTCTTCGACTGGCTCAGTAATTTCCTCAATTGGCTGAGTAGCATTGATGAATAAAGATTTAAGTTTGTATAACTCAGATTCAATGGCATATCCCATCTCATCCGATATATTTCCTTTACGAATTAGTTTACAAAGATTATCATATCTATCATACACAATCTCAAAATCCATTGATCCCTTAACATCCATTATCTTAGCTTGATCATTAGCTGCCAATGTAACAGCACTAACTTCAAACAACTTAACTTCTTTAAGTTCTCTATGATCACCCATATCTTCTTTAACGATAGGTAAGATACCAACTGAGTTTTCTGTTATGACACCAGCTTTCATTAATTCAATTACATCCTTTCCTAAAGATGTTTTAGGAACTTCAGCAACAAATACTAAACCTTTGTCATCTTCATACAACTCTTTCATCTTGCCGATGGGTTGCATCATATTGTGTTGATATAAATATTTAACTCTTGATCCGTTTTCTTGGATTGTTTTTTGATATGCACCTTTTCTTATGATGTCCTTATCGGAATCCATATTATCAAAATAAGATCCGTAACCCTTTACAATTGAATTGTTTTCATCGTAATCGGTAAGTTCACCCATTGGTGCGGCTTTGTAAATAAAACTCATAACTAAAATTTTTGTAAAATTACTAATTTATTTACAAACTATTTTTTAAGGTAGTTTTCGATATTGTCAGCATACCACAGTGCAAAGATTACAGCAATATCAACAATCATATCTCTATACATAATTCTCATAGTATCATAATTAAAAGAATCTTCATAATTGATATTACCAGTTGCAACCATGTAATCTATGTTTTTATTATATTCTCTTTCGTAATATCTTTGTACTTGTGGTGCGGTTGATCTTTCTGCGCTATCTCTAAGTTTTGTAAAATCCTCATCGTATGCCTCTTTGTCTAAAACTCTTTGACTTGGGTGTGGTGAAATTGTACATCTACAATTTATTATATTTTTAGCACTACCATCTCCAGGTTGAAACATTAAATCACCCTCTAATAAGTAATAATCATTGTAAGGGATTGTTTTTGGTTCAAAGTTCTTATGCCATTCTCTTTCATTTACTAAAGTATTATGAATCCAAGTTTTCATCATATCTTCTTTAGGAAATACACTTGCGGCACTTTCCATAGTTGCATGGTTTGCAGATCTATTAGATTCGGTTCTAACTAACCTTTCGGCTTGATACTTTGCATACTTTTTATATTGACCTCTTAAAATTCTAGCTTTTTCGTTTGCGCCTAACAATCCGTAATCGGGATCACGAAACAACTTTGTAGCCACTCTAACTAGTGTTTGTTTTGCTGTATTGGAAACACCTAAAACATTTGCATCAGCGATTGCTAGTGCATATTGTCTAAATATCTCTTGCCATAAATCTTTGGTAATCTTGTTTGGCATTATTCATTCTCTATTTGCTTTAGCTTTCTTTCCGAGTATCTTAACATTGCTTCACCACCCCAACCAAGAAAAGCTACATATCCCTTATCTCTATATGGCTCATCTTTAAATTTAGGATTTATCTTATCGTATCCACCACCTTTGGTTCTTGATAAGAAACTAAAAGTTCTTTTTAATGTAGATAAGGATAATTTCTCTCTAGCTATTAATTGATTCATTCTAGCTAAACCAACCTCAGTCATTCCTTTAACCTTATCCCTACCATGCTTATCAATCCAATTCTTTACTCTCTTTGCATTGTTTGTAGCACTTTGCGGATAATCATCGTAACCTTCTTGTTTTTGTTCTTTTTTAGAACTCATTGGATGTCCACTAGGCAAAAGATCAGTATCATGTTTACCACTTCTAAACCTACCATTTTTTAAGGCATAAAGGAAAGAATTACACCTAGCTAGTGCCCATTGATCGGCACTCCTTACACTTGGTCTAACACTTTGTGGATTAGTATTGTAAGCACCAACACCTCTCCTAAAAACAGCTTTTAGAGTTCTTAAATTAGTTTTTTTTGATGCTGCGGTAACACTAGCATTATGATCTTCAACCTTTTTTTTAAGTGCTTTTTCTATCTTGGCACTAACTTGTTTTTCCTCATCCTCATCATCATCATGATAATATTTTGTTCTATCTATATACTCATCGTGTGAATTAAAAGGCATATAATAAGTCATACCATCCCTTCTATGCTCATGACTTCCAGATCCGCCTAACTCTCTTGCTCTCGCCCTAGCTTCTTCTTCCGTTGTGTAAGTGTCGGGCATACCAACAACTTCGTACTTTACTTGCATCTTATCTATCTCTTTAGGTGGTTGTGGATCTGGCATCTCAACATCACTACCAGCTATTGGTAATAAATTAGCTGGTACATAATATTCGTTAAGTGCCTCATTATCTTCTTCACCATAACTCATTGCAGCCCTCTTTTCGTTTGGTGTAAGCCACCATGCTTGTGTCATTTGTGCAACAATTTTATCCATTTCTTCTTGTAACTCTGGAATTACACTAAAGTCAAAATCAATAAATAAATTATCACCATACTTAGGTGCTAACCATCTATTTAACTCATCTCTAATTTTTAACAACTCGGGTATAACTGCATTTTGATATAATGCTTTTTTAGCTTCCTTTTGATTGTTATAAGTGCTTGAATCAGTATTATTAAGAAGTTGCACGGGTACATTGTATATGTTACAAAGATCTTTTATCGATGCATTATATTGTTCTATTAATGATAAGTCAGCCGCTGATAATCCAAAGTTTACCCACGATAATTTTTTTGGTGTAATGATCACATCACCAGCATTATTGCTTGATTGATATGTTGTTCTAAATTTATCTTTTAGTTGTTGTGCTTGTACTTCATTTAGATCACCTTCCTCACTCATTAGTACACCTCTAGCCATTTGATTTTGTAAATATTTTACACCAGTTTGTGCCGCCTCAT